TAAAAGAATAGCCCAGAATAAGGCTAAAGCACGCGCTAAGAGGAATCCAGACGCAGTTAAGACTAAATCTGATATGATGGCAAATATAATGCCAACAGTTAAAAATATAGGTTACTAGGTAGGGGGGTCTCCCCCACCTGCCCCTACCCCCTCTGTATTAGGGGGGTCATTTAGGGGCTAAGGTAAAGGTATAGGTAAAGGTATAGGTAAAGGTAATAGGGTATACGGGTATGCCAAGAAAATTAGAAAAAAAATTAAAAAGCCAAGCTAATCAAAAAGGCCTCTCAGAAAAGAGTGCGGATGCCTACGTCTACGGCACTATGCGTAAACAAGGCTGGAAACCACAGGGACGCAGGAATTGATTGAGGCGCTTATACTGGTTTTTTCTTTAGCTGGAGAGCCAGCTGTCTTAAACCAGACATCTGACTTTGATCTAGTTCCTGAAAGAAAACGTACCCATAAAAAAAGACGTAAGATTAGAAAGCCTAAAAAAGGTCTACGGTAGTACTTGAGATCCTATATCGTTAAAGATAAGGAGCATTTTGTGTATGACCTGGAGTCTGAGCTGCCTGAAGAAATTAGACCTATAAAAAATTGGCGCGACGGGTGCGATGGTGACTGGGTTCATACAGATGATGACGCTTATATTCAGGTCTTAAAAAGAAAGAAAATAGGCAAAACCGACGTTGTCCAGACCTGTATTGGTACATACTCCGTAACTGGAAAAATGGACACAGCAGAGCGCAAAAACCGTCAGAGTCTGAATGGCAAGAGTAGCTACGATACACTGATGAATCGTAAAAATCCAACTGGTAAAGAAAAATTATTTGCTCACAGAATGGTTCTTGGGCAAGATGCCGTTGATGCATACATGGATGTGTACGACGCAAACAGCAGAGAATATGCTAAAAAACGAGCTGCATTACTTTTAAAAACACAAAGGATAGATGTTCTTATGGATAAAAACAAAGAAGATGTAATGGGTAAGCTGAAGATTGATCTCTATTACTTGCTTGAAAAAGCTAAGGAGGAGGTTGATAATGGTAAGAATGGGAGCGACCGTATAAACGCCCTTAAGATGCTTTGGGACGCATGGGGAGTTGTTGAGAAACAAAAAATGACAGAAATTACTGGAATCTTTCAAGGCTTTGAGCAAAATAAGCTGGAAGAGGTTAAAAGGCCAGGACTTCCAGAGTATAGCAGCCATGGAGAAGATACGCTGTAGTGGCCAATATTAATACCCAAGATGTCTCACAGGCAGAGGAATTCTTGCTGGCAGCCAAGAACGACATAATTGCTTTTGGAAAGCTGTTTCTACCAGATGATTTTGGACGTTCTGAAACGCCATGGTTTCACTATGAGATAGTTGATGCTATAGATGAAAAAAAAGGTGACCTGCATAAGTACCGAAACCTGGCAATAATTATGCCAAGAGGACATGGAAAAACGGTTCTGACTAAGGCAGATATAATACGTTCATTTTGTTTTGCGGATGAGCCTCTGTTTTATGGATGGGTATCTGCAACACAAAAACTTGCGGTTGGGAATATGGACTATGTTAAAACCCATCTAGAGTATAATGAAAAGATCAAGTACTATTTTGGAAGTATGAAAGGAAGAAAATGGACAGAACAGGACATAGAGCTTAAAAATGGCTGCAAACTCATATCCAAATCTAATATATCGGGTATTCGTGGTGGTGCTAAGTTGCATAAAAGGTATGATCTTGTGGTGCTCGACGACTTTGAAGACGAAAATAATACGCTTACTTCAGAATCAAGGTCGAAAAATGCTAACATGGTTACAGCTGTCGTTGCTCCTGCTTTGGAGCCTCATGACGGTCGTCTTCGCATCAATGGTACACCTGTTCATTATGACTCTTTCATTAATAACCTTATTACCAATTATGAAAAAGCTCAAAGCGAAGATAAAGACTTTTCTTGGAAAGTAATGCTGTATAAGGCAATACAGGACGATGAGGCACTATGGCACAGTTGGTTTCCACTATCTAAACTGACTGAAAAGAAAAAATTCTATGTAGACTCTGGAAAGCCTCATAAGTTCTATCAGGAGTATATGATGGAAGTCCAGTCAGCAGAGGACTCTATATTTAATATGAGGCATGTTAAGTACTGGGAAGGCTTTTATAAGTTCGATGAGAATGAAATGATGGGCTATATTTACAATGAAGGCGACAAAATGCCAGTCAGTATATTTGCAGGGGTAGATCCAGCTACTGACTCTGAAAGAAGAGACAGCGACTATAGTGTTATAATAGTTATTGCCTGTGATATAAACTCTAATATTTATGTCATAGACTATGTGAGACGCAGATCACTGCCCGTACTTGGGATACCAGGCGAAGATAAAAAAGGAATAGTTGATTATATGTTTGAACTTAACGGCAAGTATAGTCCAACATTGTTTACAGTTGAAGACACTTCGATGTCAAAGCCAATATTTCAGGCACTCAGGAGCGAGATGAGACGAAAGAACGATTTTAGTCTACGGTTTAAAGAAGAAAAACCTGGAACAAAGCAAAGTAAGTTAGACAGGATACAGGAAGTTTTAGCTCAAAGAATGTCAATTGGTGCGGTGAGGATACGAGACTCTCATTATGATCTCCAACATGAAATCCTCACTTTCGGCAAAAGGATGGCTCACGACGATACAATAGATGCGCTTGCCTATGCAGTCAAATATTCTCATCCACCAAGTGGCGCTGAAAACCAGTCTGGAGACTGGGTAAGAAGGCAGATTGATAGGCCAAAGAACTGGGTGGTTGCATGATTAAACTTATCGTACTATCCGTACTACTTAACACAGGAGAAATGTGTGCCACTATTCCAGATGATACGAAGATAGAGGCAAACCGTAAAAGAGGAAAAGGTAAAAAAGGGCGTAGAAGGGGTGGTGGTGGCCTCAGGTAATAAAAAATAATCTAGGAGATGTAATGGCAAAGCAAACAGCAAAAACAAAGGCTGATAGAGTAAGAGATCTTTATATTAATTTGAATGGAGCAACGCGGCAGCGTTGGGAAAAGGTAAATCAGCAAGGCCATGATTTTTATCTAGACAACCAGCTAACCCAAGATGAAAGTGATGTTCTTGAAAGACAGGGAATGCCAACATTTACCATTAATCGTATTATACCAATTATAGAGATGTTAAATTTTTATGTTACAGCTAACCAGCCAAGATGGCAGGCTATTGGGGCTGAGGGTTCTGATGTAGATGTGGCAAGTGTGCATGCTGATGTTGCTGATTATATCTGGTATGAGAGTGATGGCCAAAGTAAGTTTAGTCAGGTTATTAATGATGCCGCCACTAAAAGCGTTGGGTATTTTAAAATTTCTGTAAATGCTCATGCGGATCATGGGCTGGGCGAGGTTATTGTTGATACCGTTGAACCGTTTGATGTGTTTGTTGATCCAAAGAGTAGAGATATATTTTATCGTGATGCTGCATATATCATGGTTCATAAAGTAATCCCTCAGTCACATCTTCAAAAAATACTACCTGAGTACGCAAACAAAATCAAAAACGCAGGTGCAACGGAGCGGGACAACTATAGTTATAGCCAAAAAGCAGAAGGAGGTGATTTCCAGTATAAAGACGTAATTGATGAAACATTTGATTACTTCGGAGAGGAAGATCGTAGGCTTGATTATTATGAGATGTATGAAAAGATCAAGATACCATATATGAATGTGTTTTATCGAATTGAACCATCCCCTGAAGAGATAAGTAAAATACGAGCTCAGGTAGACATTGAGATGGAAGATATTACCAAGGAAATGCAGGTAAAGACACAGGAAACCCTGCTGCAGCTCAATCAACAACTTCAGGAGGGCAATATAATTGAGGAAAGATATACCCTGGAGGTTGAAAAGTTAGAAAAACAGATGGATGCGCAAATAGTACAAATTAGAGAGCAGAAAATATCCCAGGCGATGGAGGCTGTGAGCCGTGTTGAAAACAATATAGTCTCTGAAAAAGAATTTAAGGTTCTAATGAAAGGAGAACTTAAGAACAGCCTTATAGATGCAATCAAGTTTTATGAGTCAAGAATTAGACTAACTTGTGTGATTGGCGATACCTTTATGTATGAAGCAATACTGCCAGGGCTGGAATATCCAATAGTTCCTATACATTATAAATGGACTGGCACTCCATATCCTATGTCTGCTGTTTCTCCGTTAGTAGGAAAACAACAAGAGTTAAACAAGGCTCATCAATTAATGATACATAACGCCTCATTAGGTTCTTCCTTGAGGTATTTATATCAGGAAGGAAGTATAGATGAGGACTATTGGGAAAGATATGCATCTGCTCCAGGCGCACTCTTACCAGTAAGACAAGGCTTTGAAGCTCCAAGTATAGTTCAACCTGCTCCAATATCTACAGCATTTGCTAATATTGTTGAGCTTGGAAAGACTGACATGGAATACCTTGCAGGGATATATTCTTCAATGCAGGGAGATATAAAAGCACAGCATGATACATTTAAAGGGCTACTTGCTAATGATGAGTATGGTACTCGAAGGGTCAAGACATGGATGAAGAACTCGGTTGAGCCGTCTTTGCAACATCTAGGCGAGGTGGTTAGAGATTATACGCAGGCCACCTATAAATCAAACAAGGTATTTAGAATAGTAGAGCCTAATAATGCAGATGTCAGGGATGTTGAGGTTAATATTATTCAATACAATAAATATGGCGATGCAATAGGCAAGTTTTTTGATTATGCAACAGCAAAGTTTGATGTCAGGCTTGTTGCTGGATCAACGATGCCAGTAAACCGCTGGGCGTACTTAAAAGAACTTATGGAAATGTTAAAGCTTGGCATAGTAGATGATGTAGCAGTTCTTGCAGAGGCAGACATTAAGAATAAAGAGCAGATTGCACAGCGTAAGAGTCTTATGGCTCAAATGAGAAGACAATTAGAAGAATCACAAGAAATGATTAAAGATAGAGATGGCACTATTGAAACTCTATCAAGACAGCTCGTTCAGGCTGGTATTAAAGACAAAACAAGAATGGCAGAGCATGATATGCGTAAACAGATACTTGATACCAGTGCAAAACTAAAAGGAGATGTCGCTACTTCAAGGGCAAATCAGGAATTGCAAAATGAACGATCAAAAGATATGCAAAGAAACCAGGAGAATGAGTTTAAACAACTTGTTCAAAATGGTTTGGCAGAAAAAAAAGAAGGTAATAACTTACCGTAATCGTAAATTAAAGGAAAATACGAAAGATGGCAAAAAAGAAAGAAGGTAACTCCGAACAAGTTGTTGAAGAAGTAATGGATACAATGGTTGAGGACTCCAATGCAGACTTTTTTGATGCATTAGAAACGCAGGTTAATGGTGCAATACAAGATGCCCCAGCGGAACAGGCTGAAATACAAGGGTCAGTTCCAGAGCAGGTAACTCCAGAAATGGACACAGGTTCCAGGGAAGTGCCTCAGACTCCTAATTGGGAAGATGAGAGCAATCCGTACAAAGTACGGTACAGCGATTCATCACGCGAAAATACAAGAATCAAGGCCAAGAATGACAAACTTGAACCCTATGAGTCTTTGATAAACGTGTTGGAACAAGATGCTGAATTAGTAGATATGGTACGTGGTTATTTAGATAAAGGGACGAAGCCAGATATGAAACAATCGCTAAACCTTGGAGACGACTTTGTGTTTGATATGGATGAAGCCATATCAGATCCTGACTCACAGTCTGCAAAGGTATTTAATACTATAGTAGATAAGAGAGCCGACCAAAAGGCTGGCGATAGAATATCAGCTGAAAGGCAAAAGGCTCAGCAGGCGGCACAGAAAAGAAATTTGCATAATCAAGCAAAACAGTTTGTAGATGCAAATGGAATGAGCAAAGACGAGTTCTCAAGTCTTAGCAAGTGGGCGCAGACTCATCAACTTTCTTGGGATGATATAAATTTTCTCAAGAATCGCGATAAGGCAAACGCAAAAATTGCTAATAACTCTAAGCAACAAGTCTTGGATCAAATGAAAAATGTGCAGTCTATGCCAGCTACAGCCAGCGCAGCTGGAGGTGAAAATACTGGAGATCGTGACCACAACGATGCTATATTCGACTTAATTCAGAAAGCAGACAATAATCTAGACAACGTATTTGGTGAATAGATAGGTTTTTCTGTTTGCCAGGTCAAATATAAAGGAGATCAGAAATGGCTGATTTATTTTATACGGGCAGTACGACTTCTAGTCTGAATCTTGACACTGGTGCGACTTACGGCACTATTGATACTGGCGATTTAAGGCGAAAGTATAATTTTGGTGATAGAGTTTCAGAGCTAGCAATAGCACAAGACCCGTTTTTTCGATTCGTATCGAAATTAAATAAAAAACCAACAGATGATCCTCATTTTCAGTTTACTGAGAAGAGAGGTTCATATCATAAGCGCTATGCTTATGTCACAGACCACGGGGCAACTTCTGCGCTTGGCAACTCTGGGGATTCCACATGGGATTCTGGAGAAAGCGATCAGGGTGACACTTATTATTTCAAGATGGGTACTGACTATTTATCAGCTGGCAATCGCCAGAATGTATATGGGCAGTCCAATAATGATATATCAGTAGGTGATTCCAACACAAAGCCAGAGTTCTTCATGGAAGGTCAATTAGTTAAAATCAATACACATACAGCAGGTGAATCACCTGGTTCTGGCGGTGGCGAAGTTGATAACTATGCAGTAGTTAAGATTGAATCTGTTGCTGATAGTGGCAGTGAGTTTGTTGTGCTTAAAACTACTGTCATTAAAGCGCCTTTTTCATCAGCGGCTGCAGTAGAGATCGCATCATTTGATACTAATACTCCAAAAGGTACTGGTGTTGCGGATTATGATAAGTCTATTGCAAGCGCTTTAGAGCAACAAAGATGCTATGTGGTTGGTAACGCAAATAAAGAGGGATCTGGATTCCCAGAAACCTGGAAAGATCAACCTTACTTACTAAAAACTGGCGCAACTCAGATTTGGAAAACCACAATGGCTATGTCCAATACTGCGCGTGCTACAGTTCTTAGATACGAAGGTAATGAGTGGGCAAGAATCTGGAAAGAAAAGCTAATC